GGTTTAAGTGTTATTGCTAGCGCTGCCTATGCTGGTGGTGCATTTCAAGGATACCCACTAGTCGGTGGAGATGGCGTTAGCAATTGCCTTAGCTTTGGCAATAATAACGTTTGTAATCAGTTTCAGCCTGCTGGACCTGCTGATTTACCGCCGCTCTCAACTATTCCAGCAGATACTAATATTCAAGGTGCTGGGTCCAACGCTAATCCATCGACGTTGGTTTTCCCATCTGTTTTAACTGGCGCCACTGTTCTTGACGCTGCTCCACTTACTGGAACGACTGTGGTGTTGCCAGCAGGCACGGCTAAGCTTATGCTTACGCCAGCAGGTACTATTGCTGCTTTGACTGTTACTCTTCCTGCTGCGACTGCTCTTTATGACGGTCAGCCATTATCGATTTATACTAGTCAGACTGTTACTGCTTTGACGGTTACTGCTGGGTCTGGAACGACTGTCGCAGTACCTCCTACTACTGTTACTACTGCTGCGCCAGTTAAACTGATTTATAATCAGAATAACGCGCAATGGTTACCTTTCTAATTCAAACATTTTAGAAAGGATTACTGACATGGCTTTACCAAATCTTCCCTTCCCTACACTCATTACGAGTAAACAGTTAATTTCTGGTGATTTAGTTAACGGCCTTGTTGCTTTGTTAACTGGAACCAAAACAGGAATTATCGCATTAGCTGGTGGTGTTTGGTCTGCTAGCAATGCTCAATTCAGTAGCGCTTTTAATGAATTAACTACTGTTGCTAGCCCTGCTGATAGTTATAATCTACCTCCTGCAAAATCTGGTCTGATGATTTGCATTACTAATTCTGGTGCAAACGCTGCTCAGATTTTTGGAGCATTATCTACTGATACTATTCAGAATGGAGCGGCTACAACTGTTGCTGGTAACGTAGGTGTTTCAATAGCTGTCAATAACACTGTTCAATTTATATCTACTAAGGATGGTGTTTGGAAGCGCTTTATTGCTGCATAACTCCCTAGACTTACCGGGCTGTTTCCAGCCCGGTTTTTTCCTTTTAGGAATTTAAAATGAAAAAGATTTTAATTATTTTAGCGCTATTATTGTGCCCACAATCAGCATTTGCTCAAAGTCAACGCAATCCTTGTTTTTACACAGCAGCTAATCCCGGTCCCGGTGTTGGCTGTGTTCCTGTTAGTACAGCTAATCCTATGCCAGTGACTTCTAGTGGTGGAACAGCTAGCACTACAATTACTGATGGTGTTAATGGTATTGTGCATGTCACTCCACCTAATACCGGACCTAGTGCAATTGATCCTGCACTCACTGTCAGCATATCTCAAAATTCTGCGCCATTGACTGTAAATCAGGGTTTGTTAGCTGGATCGAGCGCTAATTCATGGTTCATACAGGGCAATGTTGCGAATGGTGCCACTGATGTACTCAATCCGGTTAAAGTTGGTGGTGTTTATAATACGACATTACCGACATTGACAACCGGACAACGTGGCGATGTCCAGATTAGTGCAAATGGCGTGTTACGCTCTCAGCCGATACTAAATTCCGCTGCTGCTACAGATGCACAATCAAATACCCTAGGTTTATTTCAACTTAGTGGTACAACTGGCACGCCTAATTTTGGTTTGGGAGCTCAAGCCCCATATATATTTAATGGTACAAATTGGGATAGACAATTTACATGTGCTAATAGTGCTATTGTAAACGTAGCTATTAGCACTACTTCTCAATTAGTTGCATTATCAGGTGCTACTAATATTCGAGTATGTTCATTTGTTTTAACATCTACTGCTGTAACTACAGCAACGTTTTTATCTGGAACAAATTGTGCTGTGTCACCAACAGCAATTACCGGAGCTATGAATATTGCTACATCACCAGTGCAAATGAGTGCTGGTAATGGTAGCTTATTTAGGGGTGGTGCTGGTAACGCTTTGTGTTTAACGGCTGGTACTGTAGCTGTGACTGGTTTTATTACTTACGCTCAATATTAAATAATGGATCAAGAGCCAGAAAGCTTTGAGTTTTTAGAAAAGCTAGCATTCTTGTTTGAGAGTGCTAGATTGAAGATAGCATGGGGAGGTCGCGGCGCAGGAAAATGTCTCGCGCTAGGTACTCGTGTAATTATGTCTGATGGCTCTTTACGTGCTGTTGAGAATATTTGGCCCGGTGAAAGTGTTATGGGTCCTGATAGTAAACCAAGAAAAGTGTTAGGAGTAACTCGGGGAAGAAGTGAAATGTATAAAATACATCAAACTTCTGGAATAAATTATGTTGTTAATGATGCTCATATTTTATCATTAAAGAAATCTAAATCTGCTACTTTTGATGGTCGTTATCCTGAATATAATCAAATTACAAACATTAATGTATTAGAAGTTAAATATAAATCTAAAAGATGGCGTGATGCTTTTAGAGGATATAGAGCAGGACTTTTAAATTTTCAAGAAAAAGAAATTTTGATCGATCCTTGGTATTTAGGTGCTTGGTTAGGTGATGGAAAATCCAATGATACTATTATTTATTCAATGGATCATGAAGTCATAGAAGAATGCTATAATTATGCTGATAGATTAGATATGCAAATATCTAGATACGAACAACCTAATAATCAAAGTGTTGGAATAAAAATTAAAAAAGTAATTGGATCAGGGTATCTTAATGATCTTAGGCAATCTTTTAATCATTATAAATTATTTGATAATAAGCACATACCATTTGATTATAAGACAAATTCTGAAAGTATCAGACTTCAAGTTTTAGCTGGATTATTAGATACTGATGGCTATTCTTATCATAATGGATATGAAATAATTCAGACTAATAAAATATTAGCTTATGATATTAAATTTTTAGCTGATAGTTTAGGTTTTAAAACTAATATTAGAGAAAAGAAAACAATATGTTCTAATAATAAAGTAGAAGGAATAGCCCATAGAATTTCAATCAATGGTGATACTTGGAGAATACCTTGTCGAATTAAAAGAAAACAAATTAAAGAAGAAAATGTAAATAAGAATAAAGATTTTCTTTTATCTCAAATTAAAATAGAGGCTATTGGAGAAGGAGAATATGCAGGTTTTTCATTAGATGGCGATCATCTATTTTTATTAGAAGATGGTACAGTAACACATAATACAGAAGGTTACGCTTTAGCATTACTAATGCTAGCTAGAACTAAACGTTTACGTATTTTATGCGCTCGTGAACTTCAAAATTCAATTGATGATAGCGTTAAATATACCATCGAAGCTTGGATTATTCAATTAGGATGGGAAGAAGAATTTACAATAACTAACAAGCAAATTATCCATAAGAAAACAGGCTCTCGCTTTTTCTTTATGGGTTTGCGTTACAATATTAATAAAATTAAATCTCTTGGTCGAATTGATATTTGTTGGATTGAAGAAGCTGATAAAACATCTAAAACGACTTTAGATAAAGTATTTCCTACTATTCGTGGCCGCTCAAAATTTGAAGAAGATAGAGGAGGTCCGTTCGGAGTTGGTCCTGAAATATGGATGAGTTTCAATCCTGATTTAGAAGATGATGAAGTTTACAAGAGATATGTTGTAGAACGCAATAAATATGCTCCTGCTCACATATTAATAGATCAAGCTGATAACGATGCTCCTGTACTAAATCTTGATGGCTCACTAGCTGTTCCTGATTTAAATAAGGATTATGGCAATAGATATAAAATTATTAAGTACGCCGTAGTAGTCAAAATAAATTATTGGGATAATAAATGGTTCCCACCTGATCAACGCTTAGAAATGAGCGTCATGAGGCAAGCGAGTGAAACCAAATATCTTGAAGTGTGGGAAGGCAACACAAAGCTTGTTTTAGAAGGTGCTATTTATGCTGATGAATTAAGAGACGTTATTAAAGGTGATAGACGCGGAAGCGTTCCTTATGATCCTTCAAAGCCTGTTTATACATTTTGGGATTTAGGACATTCGGATAAAACAGCTATATGGTTTGTTCAACGTGTTGGTTTAGAATATAATATAATCAACTACTATCAGAATAATTTAAAAAAGATTGCTCATTATCTAGAACATATGCAAAGTTTAGGTTATGTGTATGGTACGATCTATCAACCACACGACGCTGATAATGAAACATTAGCGTCAAGATCAATTGCTAGCTTAACTCGTGCTGCTGGATATAAAGTAATTGTTGTAGCTAAACCAGCACGTAAAGTTTTAGGCATTAATGCCGTCCGAACAATAATGCCACTTTGTAATTTTGATGAAGAAAATACTTCTGAGGGTTGGCAATGCCTCTCACGTTATGCCTACAAAGTTGATGAAGATAAAGGGACTTTTAGTCGTGAGCCTGAACACGATACTCCATGGTCGCATGGTTGCGACGCGATGCAAACAATGGCCTTATCTTTAAAAACAGAGCAAGATACAAAAAAGCCTCCGAAGAAAGAGCGACTAGCTCTCACTCCTCAACGGCCGAATGCTTGGATGGGATCGCTATGATAGTTTTAACTATATTATGGTGTTTTTTAATTCCATCTAAAATCATAATTCCTAATCATCATGAAAAATTTATTTCTACTAAAATTTGCGGCAAAACTAAACAAAAATGTTTAAAGTATTCTATTGGTATTGATACAATTTCAAGTTGCTTTAAGGTAAATAATTAAAATGGCCGATTATCCAGATGCTTGGTATACTGGGGATGATAAAATCCTTTTAGAAGCTAAGCGACGTTTTAAATCATGTGAAGAATGGGAAGGCTCTGCTAGAGCTAACTTTGATTATGATTATAAATTTGCCAATGGTGATAGTTTAAATAATTA